CGTCTTTCCGGTTACCATCACACCTTTAACCACTGTTCGCTGATACCGGTCATCCGGCAGATGGTTGTAAACCGTGACGGTATCCGTAAATATCCCCATCATAAGCACCCCATCAGCCCGGTACCGGAAAGCCACTGGAAACATACGCTGCGGAGTTCCGCGTCTGCCTGCTCCTTTGTCACGTTCGAGTAACTTTCGGAATACCCATCATTGCTGACCGACGCCACGCCAGATCCGGCGCCCACGCTGTTCTGATCCGCCATAGCATTGATTAAGTTCGCAACCGCCACTTTCACCTGCTCAAGCTTGTAGCCCGTGGCTGTCTGTGCGCGGAAATGTGTTAAAACATCCACCTTTGCTTCTGCTCCGGCGAGTGCCGCATCGAATTCTTCCTCTGTCAGCTTCGGAAAATGGGAGCTGTAATACTCCCAATCAATATAATGATCCAATTACAACTCCCACCTTTCCTATTTCTCTGTCTTAAAGGCTTCGTTCTCCGCCTTAAGCTGCTCATTCTCTGCCTTTAAGGCTTCGTTCTCCGCCTTAAGCTCTTTCAATTCCTTTTTCAGCTTTGTGTCTGCCTTTTTATCAGCAGGCTTCTCCGCTCCTACTCCTACCAATCTCATGCGCTCACCTCCTACGCCTTGCTGTTGAGGTAGATACCGGCGCGCTTGTTTGCGTAGGCTTCTACCAGACCATACTTGCGGTACTTGATAATGTCCGCATCTGCATCCGGGTTCGCTTCCGCCGGAATAATATTGCTTGCAATATGCTTATCGAACTTGATGACTGCAGGCTTATGGATAATCATGAAGTTGATATCTGCCGCAGATGTCGCCTTTTTGTAGTGTCCCAGTTCCTCGCCCGAACTCTTACCGTCAAGCATTTCGATTGCAGTGTAGAATCTCGCCTGCGGAACTGCTTTCTTCACCGCGAACTTTCCAAGAATTTCACGTGACTTTGTGGTATCCAAAGCCATCACGCTGTTAAGCAGGGTTGCTGTTGCATATAAAATACGCTGTTCCTGCGGCACCTCATCCTCGTCCATTTTGCTCCACGCTGTCAGCAACGCGTCCAAAAACTGGGATGCGTCTGCGATCGTACCAGTTGCCTTGGAAATGCCGTCAAGCGCTGCCAGTGTTGCAAAAGCAAACGCATCCGCTTCCGGCGCTGCTTTTTCACGCATCAGTGTGGCTCCTGCCATACCAAATGCAAGGTTACGGGATTCCTCGTTGTCCATGACGTCTACAGAAATCCTTGTACCACGGTCATAATTGAATGTTGCTGTTTTCCACTTAAGATCTACCGCGCCAGTGGTGTATCCACTATTTCGGTCGTAATCGCCAAGTCCGCTTACACTGATCTGCGGATAAACGATCTCGTTTGCATTCGCGCCAGCCTTCGACATTGTCGGATCAGACGTCAGATCCGATGTTACCGATGCCAGGCGATACGCCTCATCGAGGTAGTTAATGTAATTTTTTGCTAAAGCAATTGTGTTCGGCATTGTCTTTCCTCCTTATTTCTGTTCTGTGTTCGGTGTTGGCGGAAGTCCCATAACCGCACGCATTCTTGCGTCCGCGGCATCTACCCCGCCACCAAATACGGCTCCGATAATGTTCCCCTGCTTCTGCACCTGCGGCTCTGCCTCACCAAAAAGCATCTTGCTGTCCTCGGCTTCTGACAATTCTTTCAGTGCCGCCGTGATATCCTCTTTCTGGTTTTTTGACTTTTTCAGCGTGTCCACGTCCAGCAATGCCGTGATCGCTTTCACATTTCTGCCTTTCGCCGCCGTAATACCTTCCCTAAGAGAATCGGAAAAATCACGATCCGCCAGTTTTCCCTGGTAATCCGTCTCGATCTTTTTCTTTTCCTTCTCCAGATCTGTGATCTGCTGCTTCAATGCAGACACATCCGCATCTCCAAAGTCTTCCAACTTTTTCTTCAGTTTTTCAGTCGCCGCATCACTCGCCTTGATTTTCTCATTGGCGACAGCCAGCTTTTCAGTCTGGTTGTTGTAGTCAGTCACAGTCTTATAGTTTTCCAGAACGGCTTTTTCAAAGTCTTTCTGTTTGTCAGCCGGAACTTCCAAGCCATATTCCTTCATGATTTCAAAAATGTTCTTCATGCATCCTCCTAAAATGATTTGTGAATCGCATTTTCTGCGATAAGGATTGTAAACGCAAAAAAGAGCCGGACAACGAATCTCTAACTTCTTAGAAACTCATTATTCGGCTCTTAGGCGCTATTGTTATTAAGCTTTCCTGCTTGCATCTCTTGCAATACACCGGGAAACGCTCTGCTTTTGTGTCATCCCTCACTCTGTAAGCTTTGGGATTACCACATATCGGGCAACTCTGCCACGAATAGGTGTGCTTCACTTTCTCACCCCACCGTATAGTATAGCACACACGTTCTATTTAGTCAAAATATTTCTACAGGAAACAGCTTTTGCGCTATTCCATGCAGCCGCTCCATCTGGTTCTACAGTGCTAAACACATACGGTTCGTCTC